GGGAAGGCCTTGGTCGTCGGGTCAACGCCGCCACGAAGGTAGATATACGACTTCTTCGGTGAGCCGGCGCTGAAATTGACCACGCTGGTCGGCCAGTCAGGCTTCCCCGCGGTCGTTCGGTCCAGAGCAATCCAGACCCCGTCCTCTAAGATTTCAGGGACGACGTTGTTCAAGGTGCCAGGGACGACCTGATAGGTCCACGCCGAGCCGCCTGAGTCATAGCTAAGGCTGATGATCTGGAGAGGGTGCGTCTTGAATGCCTCCTGATTGAACGCGGCGAACGGGTCCACCGTGTTGAGGGTGAAGCCGAACCCCCCGGAGTTAAACCCGTACCCTGAACCTGGCTGAATCTTGCTCATACGTTTTGGTAAACTTCGTCTGGGTAGCCTTCTCGGTTAAACCGCAGCTCATAGTTTACCTTGAAGATGATGGGCGTCCCGGAAGGATTGACGCAGTAATCCTCAAATGAGACTTGAGAGAGCATCAAGGTAGGCCGCGCGGCGCCTTTGACCGTGGCCGTCCAGGACGTTCCTACATGGTCAGGCAGCAGCTTGGTCCCACTGAATGAGTTTGAAGTGCTGGTCTTACCGACGGCGTTCCGTAGGTTCGTCACGACCGCCGTGTCCTTCGTGTAAATATGGCCCGAGAAGGAGGTCGTCGGGGCGAGATACTGATTCTTCCCGTAGAAGTATTGCTTCGACGCGGTCGATGAATCGAGGAATCCGATGAAGCCGCCTGCGTTCGTGGCCGACCCCTTGAAGTGTGCGCCGAAGACGCCGCCCACCTTATAGTCCGGGTTAATCGTCGAGGCCGTGAAGGTCGTCCCATTGCCGGCGATCGCGGTTGAGTAACCAGCAGAGGGGCCGAAGAAGTTGGGGTGGGTAGTGATGTGCTCGGAAGTCAGGCCGTGCGAGGCCGTCACGTTCGGGCGTGTGGTCGTGCCGACCGAGGACATGATGCCGATGTAGTCCGCGTCTACCTGGTCAATCAACAGGCTGTTGCGCGTCAGGGTAAACTTATGGACGAAAAGGTCGGAATACTGTGGATGAACCTGACCGCCGACGATGGCCGTACCGCCTACCGTCTGGTCGAGCTGATAGATGCCCTTCGCGGTGAGCAGGCCGTAGCCGTCGGTCTCGTAAGTCGAGCCGGCTTGCAGGAACTTGTCGGTGAGGGGATTGCCTAGTTTGACGATAGCCATGTGAAAGGATTATTTGCGGGGTGCAGAGGTAGCAGGGGTGACAGGGGTGCCGCCCTTCTCGGTCAGGTTAGCCGGGGTGCCGGGCGTGGTCTTGCTGGCGAGGATGCGGAGATACTCGACTTGCTGCTTGGCGAGTTCGGTCTGTTCGTGGATGGCCGTGACGACCGGGTTCTGGCCCACGCCGATCACGCTGCCGGAGACGGAGGTCGCGGTGGTTCCTCCGCCCTGTCCCTTGGTGTCGGCTGCCTTGTCCCTTTCGGTCTTCTGACCAGATTTGATTACGTCGAGGATGGCCTTGGCGCGGTCTCCACTAGGGGTAGTAGACGCGGCAGCCGCCGGTTTGACGTTTCCGTCAGCGAGCCCGGACTTGACCCCTGCAAATCCCAAGGGTGTCAGGGGCATCATATTGGTTACCGCATTAGACGCAGCGCCTCCGATGCCGAACTTGTTGAGGATTCCAAACATGCCTGACGCGATGTCTTCGGCCACCTTTGAAGACCACTTGTAGTAGGCATCATAGACCCCGAAGAGATTCGCGATCATTACCTTCAGGCCTGAGTTCAGCCGGTCAACACCGTCATTATAATCGCCAATCAACTTGAGGGTCTTGGCATCCACGATCGGGGCGTTGGCGATGTCCCTCTGGAGTTTCTCGAAGTTACCCAGAAGGGGGATGATGTCGTTGCCAATCTTGTCCCCGAAGAGTGATGTCGCGATGAGCAGGCGCTCGGAGTCATCTGAACTGTCAGCCATCGCCTGAGAAATGGCGATAAAGACGGCCGTAGCGTCACCGCTTTTCAGCTGCTCCATGGAGACTCCTAATGCCTTGAACATCTCGACCTTCTTGCCCGTGCCGGCGGCGGCCTCGGCCATGTCCACGCGCAGCTGACGGGTCGCCTTAGCCAGGACAGAGATGGAGACGCCGGACTGTTGCGCCGCGTATGCCAGTCGCTGGAACTGATCTGAGGACAATCCTGAGCGGTCAACCTGGTCGGCGACTTCGCCTAGTTCTCGGAACGTCCCGGTGATGAGGTTCAGCGCCTTGTCGAATAGGACGGCCCCGGCGAACATGCCGGTGAACTTCTTGATGATATCATCGCCAGCCTTCTTGAACGACTGCCCCAAAGTCTCGACAGACTTCTTAGCCCGACCCGTCACTTGCTCGACGTCGGACTTTCCCTTCAGTTCATATTCAAGTTTCTGGGACATGGGGCGGGGGGGTCTTTACCTCTGCGGAGGGGGCAACCTTTTCGAGCCGTTCCTGCTCCTCCATGAAGGCCTCCTCGTCGGTCGTCAGGATCTTGTTCTCGGAGCCGTTCATGGAGGCATACGCGGCGTTAAACCAAATAGCCTGACACTCGGGCATTTCCCAAGCCCGCTTCTCTTCGTGGCCGTGCTTGACCAGGGAGGCCACGACCATCAGCGGCCAAGGCACCCCAGCATCGCCTGCGGTGTTGCCGTTCTTCTTGTTCGATTCCCAGAACTTCGGCCACGCGCCGACGTGGGCATAATCCTGGAACCGTTCGCATTCAGTGAGGAACTTGCCCGGGCGTTCGCCAAGGGCTTTGACCAGTTTCACTTCGGCGTTCGTCAGCTCGCCGATGGGCTCCTCGGCGCAGATCTTTACGGCCGTCAGGAGGTCGAGCGGCGTGGGCTCGCGGCCTGACTCGTCAGCCAAGGGCGATTCTATGGCAAGCAAGCGCACCCGGTACTTGAGGCACCAGGGATACACTGCCTTCCCTAGGAAGGTGACCCTTGCCGGGTCCGTAAAAGCACGAAGAAATCTTCCGTCCACCCCTCCAGACTACCCCTTTCGCAGGGGAGTCAAAGAGTAAGGTTAGGCGAAGGAGATGCCTTCGTAATCGACCGCTTCGACGGAGACGGAACAGAAGCCCTTATTGACCGACTTCTCGTCTACCTTGACCACGACGCCAGTGAAGGTCGTTGAAGCGGTGCCGGCGGGGTAAGAGGAGTTCGTGTTAGTCGTGAAGGTCAGGGTCGAACCGAGGGTCGGAACCGTGCCGACCTTGACGATGCCGTCCACGGAGAGGGTCGTCTTGCGATCGTCCAGGCGATGGGTGACGGTGAGGCCCGCCTCGTTCTGGACAGTGTCCTCGTTGTTGAAGCCGGCAGAGACGGAGAAGGACTGCACGAACAAATTGGTCACGGTGCCAGAGCCGATGCCGTAGATGCAAGAAGTGCCGTTAAGGATAGCTGCCATAGTCTTTGAAACTGCGGGAACGGGCAACCCTTACGGCTGCGGGTTAACGACAACGAAGACGTCGAAGCTCAGGACCGAAGCCCAGGAGCGCTCGTCGCGGCCTTCGTCCTCGGCCTCAGGGGTAACGTCATAGCAGAGAGCATCGCCCCCGGCCACGAAGGCGGCCTTGATCGCGGAGATGTTGGACATCGCCCCGGACACGGCGGCCACGCGGGCACGGTGGGCGGTTAGGGTCGTGTCGTCGGCGTTGGAGAAGATGGTCACGCGGACCGAGCAATGGAAATTGCCAAGGCCTTCGGGCAGTTCGGCCGGAGCCCGGGCGGCGTCACACAGGACCACGCACTTCGGGAGCACGTTGATCTCGGCGTTGTCGCCAGTGTAGACGGCCACGCCGGCAAGGCCAGACTCGGCGGTCAGGTAGGTGTCGAGGACGCCCTCGGTAATGTGTCGGACAGAGATGGTTCCCATAGAGTGGTTAGCGTTTGCCGCGGTTGAACTTTTCCTTCTGCGCTTGGAGCATGTTCTCGAGCATGGCCGGCATCTGCTTGACGCGGTTGCCGTAGACTAGGTTCTTCGTGTCCGCGTCGGTTGCAATAAAGTCAGTATCGCCAATGCGGTTTCCAAGGGTGATGTCGATTATGAGCTGGTCTGCCTGACGCATGGACATCTGGACGTAGCCGTCGCTCTTGGCGTGGCGCTTGATCCAGAGGGGAATCTGTGAGCGGCCTGAGTTCTTGCGGGAGGCAGGGCCTGAGAGGTTGGTCGGCTTTGGCAGCTTGTTCAAGGTATCGACCCAGCCTGCCTTGATGCGGCCGACCATCTTGATGCGCTCCTTGATGTAGGCCTCCAGGACGCCGTCCTTGACCACGGCCCTCTGCCAGAACTCGATGCCTGGGCCGCCGTTCTTGACGATGCGTCCGCCGAAGCGCTTGCGGGCAGTCTCGTGAATCTGGCGGACCTGTTCACGGCTCTCGACGATGGGTCGGTTGAAGATGTTGGACGCCTCCTCCCGGCCGATCTTGCCGAAGTAGTTCTTCAGCTTATTGAATCCC